AGCCCAACCCCCTATTTTTTCAGGAGTGGAATATCTGAAACGAACATTATCACCAGCAATCCATTGTCCTTCAGCAGTAGTGGGAGTCACCTGTTTATTAAATCCAGGCATAAAGCCTATTTTTTGTAGCATAAAAATCTCTTTAATTATGATTATACCAGAACGGTGAAGATATCAACTGGTTATGAGTAGGCGTAGAAGACCTTTGTGGTGGAAAGATCCCCCACACCAGTCTTAATTATATATTATTTCTTAGTTGGAGGCAACTTAAAGTTTTTAAACCAAGAAGGAAGGCCTAGAAAGGGGCGTGTATCATAGATGTTTTCTTTAGCGGTTTTTTTGGTTCGGTCATTATAATGTAAGAATACCTGACCACAGTCCTTGCCTGGAAAAGCTTCGCGCCAATGTTCAAGGTCGCATCCTGAATATAGAAGCATATCGCCTGGTTTTAAATCTACTTTGATTCCAGCCATGCCTTTCTTGCCCGAAGGTTCTAGATAAATAAGCCAGGGATCTCCCCCTAAATGTAAAGTGGTGGACACTTCACAAGAGTAGCGGTCCTTATGTCGATGTAGTACGTCGCCTGTTTTATAAATTCGTGCATAAGCATACGTTTCTTGAAGCTTATAGCCTGTTTCTTTTTCCATTTTTTCTCGAAGACCCATAAGCAAAGTTTCCATAACCAGGTCCCCATAATGGGAATAGGTATTAGGAACTTGGTCGTCATTCCAGACGCCCCATTCGGTTGCAAAAGGAGAAATCCATTTAGTATCAAAAAAGAATCGGGCAGCTTTTCGCTTGTTTAAAAAATAAGCATAACAGAATTTAGCCAGTTCGGGAGTAATAGCTTTTCTTAAAACTTTATACTTTGTCTGTTTGAACATGCTTCGCCTTCATAAGTTGTTTTTTTCGTTCCTTAATTAAAGTTTCCACCATATCATTAGGACGTTGGGTATGTTCTTGACCTAACATTGCTTTGATATAAGCATTGTGAGACGCTCCCAGTGTATTATGAAGTTTAGGTAAATGGATTATTTTATTTTTTTTTGACATTTTTTTTCCTATCAGCTTCTTGTTGTAACCATGAAGGTTGTACAGGTTTTCCTAATGGTGCATTAGGAAAAGCTTGTATATTAAAATGAATAAAACGGAAAGGTTCATAGCCATTATCTACTGCATACATATGGGGCAGATAAGAATGAAAAAAGAGTAAACGTCCTGGTTTAACTTGATAATTAACTTGATGAGACGCTAAAGTTATTTTAGAGGGATCTTTTTGAGGAAGTAAATTCATCATTCGACCTGAGCGTGGATCTTCAAATACAGGCATTGATGTTTTTTCACTAGCTTTTAAAAAATAAAAACCAGAGAAATGACCATTCCAATGCGTATGAAGCGTATGATGTCCTCCTCCATCTTTAGAAAATTCTTGAACCCATAGCTCCGTAATAAAGATCGTATGATTACTTAAATCAAATCCTTGTTCATCTAAAAGGTTCCATGCCGTGGCTCCAATATAATCTTGTAGTATTTTAAATTGGGAATTATTAATCAAAGTACTTGAATGATGAACCCAGGGATGATCTCCTTTATTCCCAAACTTTTTATTTCTTTCTTTAATGGCTTCTTTATTATTCTCTTGGGCCTTTGTAATAAAAGGATCAGATGCTTTATTTAAATCTTTGACCCATTCCGGTTTATCAGTCCAATAAATAGGAGAAACAAAATAATGTTCGGTGTTGAGTACGTCAGGTTTATTAACTCCTTCTGATTCTTTACACAATGCCTGTAATTTCTTTTTCTTTTTCATTTAAAGGGCCATCCCAGATTCCAGATCACCAAACTATATCGAGATCCTTTGGTTACGGGCTTGACTCGATGCCATAGGAATGAAGGAAAAATGACCATCGATCCTTTGGGTTTAATCTGTTTACATACCATAGTATTTCTTTTTTTATCGGGATCTTTATTTCTCAGATCAAATTCTAATTCTCCTCCTTTATAATCTTTTTCATCAGATAAAGAAAGAGTGACCGATAATTTTCTTATTTTGCCGTGGGTGTTAGGATCATTAGGTCTGTTATAAGCTCCCTCCCAGCTGTCACAATGCCAATCATAGTATTGACCTTTATTATATTTAGTAAATTGACAGGCTTCAGAAAAATCCCATTGAAAATTCCAGTTTGCATTAGCACTGGCCTGACGAATATAGGGATGAAGCTCTTTGTAAATCCAGTTCTCAGCCAGCCAGACGATATTAGAATCCCTTTTCTTTTTTAAATCTTTAACTTGTTGTTGATTAAGTTGTTTAGGATCTCCGCCATAACCTCCGGTTACAGCCATTTGTTCCCGAGTCTGTAAACCATATTTAACAATGTCATCACAGATATGAGGGGGGATGGCATTTTTAAAATACCAGAAATGATATAGTAAATTCATCTTTCTTTCTTTTTATACTACCCTTAAGGATATAGTCAATTTGATCTATATCAATTTTTTCTATGCGGCCACCCAAGTTAAACCTGATGCGTCCCAGTTCCAATTAGTTTCGTCTGATCTTTTAAACCCGGTCCATTTTTGACCTACTTCATCCCAAGTAATCTGGTATCCCGATTGATCTCCTGCAGGGTGGGTAACGGGTGCTTGCCAGTCATCATTAGCATCTAAAGACCATGATGCAAAGGGTTGTTGATTTAAAAATTTGTTTTTAGCGGCATTATAAACAAATCCTTTGCCTGCATAGGATTTTCTGAAATTATGATTATAAGAAGTTTGTTTCCAATTACCTCCACCAAAAAATGTTGCACACCAGTTTTCTCCACTAGCGTGTTCATCACTATCAACGTGAGCATTGTCCACGACAATCACTCTTTCTACCACTAAGTGTTTATCACTTGTAAAACCTGTTGGGTCTGTTTTTTCTATTAATTCTGCAAAGTGTGCCATGTGTTTATTTCCTTTTATGTTTATATAAAATTTTTCTATTCTTGTAAACTACAAAGTCAAAGTTCCTGATACTGTAAAAGTAGCTACTGTGCAAGATCCTGTTGTACCTGTACTATTTGTAGGAGGACTTACTGCAAAACTCGCAGGTTTACAAGCTGTTGGTAATCTTACAATTACTACTCCATCTCCACCCGGTCCACTTTTAGATCCACAACCATCGGGAGCTGCACCAGGACCCGGACTTCCCGGCCCTCCAGCGCCACCGCCACCTCCTGTATTGACCACTCCACCAGTAGCTGCTCCACCTGGATAGCCTCCTCTTCCACCGCCACCAGCACCTTCATTACATCCTGAAGAACCATTACTCCATGCTCCTCCACCGCCACCACCTCTTTGAACGGGTGAACCGGTTATACAAGATACTATACCATCTCCTCCATCTCCTCCTTTACATCCAGGAGAATTTTCTCCCACTTCACTAGCGCCGCCACCACCGCCTCCAGAGTTTCCAGTACCTTGAATTCCACTTCCTCCGGCATATCCTTGAACAGGAGATGTTACAGGAGCTGAAACTCCACCTGGACTTCTTGGATGTCCACCACCACCCGATCCTCCATCTCCACCAGGAGCATCAGGAGTTAAGTTGGGTGCGCCTCCACCATAGCCGCCTCCAGCTGAGGTAATAATTGTTACACTTGAATCAGTTCCAGCAGTTCCTGGTGCATAAGGACTAATTGGTTTACCCGCTCCCCCTCCACCAACAACGATTGGGTAACCTGAGCCTTCATATAAAGTAATTTTAGTTCCTCCGGGATAAGAAGTTCGATAGCCGCCAGCTCCTCCGCCACCAGCGCAACCAGCTCCACCACTTCCTCCGCCTGCTATTACTAGATAATCTAAAGCCACAGTCGTAGCTGGGTAAGCGGTATGAAATAAATCTGTAGTTGTCATAAGATGTTGTGTTTTACATGAAACACAAGTGACTGTTCCACCTGATGCTCTTTGAGGACCTGGATATTGAATAATAACTGCGCCTGAACCTCCGGCTCCACTATTTAATGGAGAAGGGGCTTCACCACCACCGCCTCCACCGCCGCCAGTGTTTGCTGTTCCTGCTGTAGCAGCACCTGGACCACCTCCAGTACCACCACCGTCAGCGCCTGCACCACCATCTCCTGGAGGAGATGGAACTGAGGGTCCAGCACCCCCACCTCCGCCACCACCAGCTCTTAGAGTTGAATCTCCTGGCCATGCACTTGAACCTGTACCACCAGCTCCGCCCATATTTCCAGGACCAACGAAGCCTGCCGCTCCAGCACCTCCACCAGATCCACCTCCATGAGGAGAAGATGTACTACTTGTAGATCCTGGATTTCCTTGTGACATAAATTTTGTAGGACTATTTCCACATCCTGCTGTAGTACCAGGACATCCTCTTCCGCCACCACCAGATGCACCTGAAGCTCCAGCTGTGGGGCTACACGTTGCACCTCCGCCACCACCAGTTGATGTCATGGTTTGAATATCGGGACCTGAAAAATTTGTAGTACCACCAGTTCCACCAGTACATGTTTGTGGATGACATCGTCCTGCGCCTCCTCCACCAATTTCGGCAGTATAAGTGTTTGAACTTCCTAAAGTTAAAGCTGTATTAAATTGATAACCACCAGCTCCGCCACCGCCTGATCTGTTACTACCGCCACCACCTCCACCACCTATTGTTAAAATATCTACGTTTCCAAATGGAGAAGCAAAACTCCAATTACCTGCTACAGCTTCATCATACTGTTCTTGCATGCTCCATACGCCCGAAACTGAACTTACAGCACCTGTTTCTTTAACAAATACAATACCTCCACCGCCTGTACCAGAAATACCAGCAGGACCAGGACCACCTGCACCACCGCCACCACCTCCGGTTAAAGCTTTTCCTTGAATAGCAGGAACATTTACACTGGGATGACATGCATTCCTTGATCCTCTTCCACCACCATAACATCCACCAGGAGTTGTAATGGGTGTACTAAATGAACCAGCACCACCACCGCCTCCTATTGTTCCAGGGAAAGCTCCATCAGCACCACCATGAGTTATTGTAAAAGCAGGAGTGGTAGATACACCAACTCCGCCGCAACCACCACAGCTAGTTAAACCAGCAGTTCCAGCTGCACCACCACCTCCGCCGCCACCACCTAAAATGTTATTGGAATCCGGTCCTGCAGGAGGGCCCGCTCCGAGTCCTCCATCATTTCCTTGACAGGCTGTACCGCAACCACCAGTACCGGCTGCTAGGTTGTGACCTGAACCACCGCCACCAGATCCTCCAGGATTTCCCCCGATTGTAGGCGTTGGAAACGGTGCGCCTCCAGCTCCGCCAGCGCCACCAGCTATGGCAGTTTGAGTTCCGGGTGCGATTACTAAACTTGAAACATTTCCATCTCCACCTCTAGCAGGAGTGCCACCACTATTGGCTCCACCAGCGCCAAGAACGACAGCATAGGGAGAAGAAGCACATACAGATTCACCTGAAAGAAGTATAACTCCTCCAGCGCCTCCGCCACCACCTTGCTCATCGCCTCCGCCACCAGCTCCACCAGCAACTACGACAGCATCAACTTTCGATGTACACGCAGTTGTGCAAAGGGTTCCTGTTGCTGTAAAAAGAGAAACTTTGGGTTGGATTATTGCGCCGACCGGGTTGGTAGGTCCAATAATTCCGCCATTAGCAGTAGAAGGTGCTGTAGCCATTGAACTATATTACCCCCTAATCTATTAGCGTTTCATACGATATGAATAAGTCTAAATCTCCAGTCGCACTCGCGCCACCTTTTAAAATATCTCCTTCCATTAAATAGATGGGAGTGTCTGTGATAACTAGTGAAGAATCTG